CAAGGCAGCCAATTTACGAGCGAACAGTTCCAGCGCCTGATGACCGATCACGGCATCACCTGTTCCCGTCTTGCCAGCATGCCCGGCATGCGCCTGCCGGCAATGGATGGGCTGGCCGGGCAATGTCCGGGACAATGGTGCGACGGAGTGCTTCTTCTCGTCATTGAAAACAGAGCGCATAGCCCTCAAGGTCTACAAGCGAGGGATGACGCCATGGCGCACATGTTCGACTGCATCGAGCGCTTCTGCGAGCCTGGGGATTCGACGCCGGGCTATTTGAGTCCTGTCGGGTTCGAGGAGCAAGCTGAACCTGGAGTCTGAAGAAAACTGGCAGCACGCCAGGTCGAAGTTCGAGATGAACTCAACGCCTTTCTCTTCTGTAGTTTGACACCGTGTTCTGGTTTTTCCGGGAATATCCGGGATCAGGCGGGAACTGGCGGTTTTCGTTGAGATTGCAAGGGGATAGCTGCGGCACGGCGGGAGCGGTCGGGCGGTTCGGTTTGCCAGCGGGTTCTGGACATTCGGCGCTTTTCGGGCGGCGGTCGAGGCGGAGACGAGAGGCTTTCAAAGAGGCTTCGAAAGCGGCTTCGCCCCGCGCGCCTGGCCGCTTGCAAATCATTGTAAATCAAAGGCAATCGGATTTGAAAGGTGGCCCTCGAAAGGATCGGCGCGGCTTCGATGTCGGCGCGCAAAAAGCAAAATCAAGTCGGACGATGCATCCGACTTGGCAAACGGTCCGTCCGAAAACGCCAAAAACGCATATATATCAATGACATATGAAATACTGCCGCTTACAGGCGCATTCAAATTAACTTGGACGCGTGGAATCTGGCGCCGGCGGTGTTTCGGCGGGGCATTCGAACGTGAATTCGTATTGCGGTTGAGCCAAGAGATAGCCACTCGTGATCTTGCAATCAGCCCTACCGGTGTCGGCGAGATATTGTTCAGCAGCCGCCTGATGACGCTGTTCTGCGGGCGCCACTTGCGCCAGGCCGAGAGTGGCGCCCTGGGCGACGCCGGCACCAAACGCCGTGCCCAGGCTCGGCGTGGTCATGATGGATTTCTCGGACGGATGTTCGAAGATCCGATAGGTATCATCCGGCATTGCGACCTTGATCGCTGTCACCCTGTACTCCATCGCACGGCTCATCGCGCCCGACGTGGCGCATCCCGCCAACCCGACACAAAGCACAATTGACAAAATCCTACGCAAGGCAGCCTCCCCTGGTTTCCAACATCATCTCAATGGTCCTCCGGCCCAGACGACGCGGGCGTGGACCTGCATCTTCTCGTCGGCGTATTCCCTGTCGACGCGCTCCGGCTCGTAGCGCTCATTGTCCGACCGGATCATGATCGAACCATCGAGCATGATCTGCAGTCTCTTCACGAACAGGTTGCCATCGATCGTGATGACGAAGACGCCCCCATTGGCGATGTCCTGATTGCCGATATCGAAGTTGAGCAGAAGGATGTCGCCGTCACGGATGGTCGGCTCCATCGAGTCGCCCCTCGCCTCGATGATTCCTGTTCTCGTGCCTCGCGGTAAGTATCGCTCCAACCAGTTCCGTCCTACTGTGAAATAATCATCGACGTCCTGCGCCAGGACTATCGCGCCGCCGCCTGCGGACGCCTGAACCGCATATCGCGGAATAGCCACCATCCCAGTTGAAATCGACGGCACACTTCCCTGGGATTGGTATTGAGTGCGCTCTTCATCCAAACCGCGCAGCCAATCGACCGAGACTCCAAATGCGTCGGCGATTTTCCCTGCATTGTCGAGGCCCGGCACCTTCCCTTCGAGATAGCCCCTGAGCGTCGTGTATTTGATCCCACAACGGCGTGCAAAGGCGGCGTCAGACATGCCGTCCCTCAGCTGCTGAAGTCGTCCAGCAAAGTCGCTCATTCATAACCGAAAAACCCTAAAGGGTAATTTTCGAACCCTTTAGGGTTGACGAAAATACTCTATTGGGTAATTCTCCCATTCCGATGGGCTATAGCCCGTTGAAAAAAGGAGGCTCTGCAAAGCCTCCCGGTTCGTGACCAGGAGCCACTATGGACTCGAAGAAGCCGAGCGCCAAGAGCGGAGCGAAGCCCGCCATCGACAAGCGCATCGAACAGGCCGCCCGCATCAAGGCGCGCCTCTATGAAGCCGGTTATCTGCTCGCCGATGTCGAGCGCGAATACCGGCTCCCCAGGGGAACGGTGAGCGACACGTTGCGCGCGCCGAACCTCAAGGGGGAGCGGGCGATCGCCGCAGCTCTCGGAACCAGACCGCATCTGCTGTGGCGTGACCGCTATCACGCTTCCGGTCTGCGGAAATCGCCCCAGGATCATTCCCGTCCGCCGACGATGGCGCAACGTCGAAAAGAAGCGGAGGCGCGGACATGACGCGCCTCCATTCGACCGATCATTTCAGAGTGCGCCAGGACAGCCCGCGCCCGGAGCCGATGGTCTATGCGATCGTTGCGATCTGCGTCGTCGCCTGTGTGGCAGCCTCTGTATCGTTCTGGCAGCAGGGCAAGTCTTCGAGACTGCCGGCATCGGGCAACAGCTCGATCATCATGCTCTCCGACAACGGGAGCGTTTCGCAATGACCGAGCCGTTTCCGCTGCTCTTCCAGGCGCTCGCCCAATCGACCGCGAAACCGGAGCCGGAACGGCCGTTCGATTTCACGCTCGTCGGTCGTGGCGCGGTCATGCCGCTGTTCGAAGCGAGCGTGAGAGGCGTTCAAAGCCGTTTTCCGCATCTTTCGGAGGCGGACATCGTCGCGCCGCCGCACCATTGGTTCGATGCGGCACTGGCGCGACAGATCGCACTGCACCTGCTGATCGAACATTTCGACATCCCCAAGCGCGCCGTAGCCGAAGAGCTGGAGCGGTCGCGGGACGCGGTCAATCGGGCGCTCCGGACGATCGACGAGCGCCTGCAATACCCAGAATTCCAGGACGCCTACGAGGCGATGGCCGAATGCGCCCATGCGGCGCTGGAGAATGGAGGCGACGCCGGTGAGCAAGATTGAGACCATCGCGATCTCCGACATCCATGTGCCGGAGCGGCTGCGCGAGATCGACGATGATCATGCGCTGGCCATCCAGACCTCCATCGTCGAGCACGGGCTGCTCAACCCGGTCACCGTGCGGCGGACGCCGAACGCCAAGGGCGGCAAGTTCACTCTTGTCGCGGGCGCGCACCGGCTGCGGGCGATCGAGCTGAACGAAGAGAGCGAGATCGAGGCGATCATCGTCGAGGCGGACAAGCTGACCGCCGTGCTGATGGAGATCGAGGAAAACCTGTTCCGTAACGATCTTTCGGCACTGGACCGCGCCGTCTTCGTGCAGACCTATCGCGAGGTCTGGGAGCAGAAACACGGCAAGATCACGCGCGGAGGCGACCAAAGTGTCAACTTGACACTTTGCCCCGTGGATATCCTCGAAGAGAACGCCGAGCGGGGATTTTCCGTGCATTGCGCAGACCGGCTCGGCGTCTCCAAAGCTGCCGTGATGCGAGCCAACCGGATCGCTCAAAACATCCCGGCCGAATTGAAGCGTCGGCTTCGAGGCACCGCCGTCGCCGACAATCAATCCGCCCTGCTGAAGCTCGCCAAACTCCCCGCCGAAAAGCTCGTGAACGCGGCCAAGGTCTACGACAAGGTCGAGGGCGATTTCGACAAGATGATGGACGCGCTGGGCGATGCCCCGGCGAAACAGAGCGACGCTGACAAGCTGCGGTCGCGCCTGATCGACACATGGGGCCGGATCAAGCCGAAGGATCGGATCGAGTTTGTGCGTGAGCACCGCGCCGAGATCGAGGAGGCGCTGGCGGCGCTGGATGCCGCCGAAAATCGCGGGGCAGGGGGGGGGGCGTCGTGAGCATTGATCCACGCCAAACCGACCTCGTCGACTTCCTTGCGGGAGGCCCGCGATGAGCTGGAAGGCCACCCAGGAGTTCGCCGAACGGCTGCGGACGCTCAAGTCCAGTCACGGCTGGACGATCGAGGACATGGCCGCGATGTGCGACCTGCCGAAGGGATCCATCGAGAGATATCTGGCGAGCCGCAACACCGCCGAGCCGAAGCTTGGCGCGCTTGTGAAGCTGTCCGACGGCCTCAGTGTTTCGCTCAACTGGCTAGCGCTCGGCAAGGGGCCGATCACGCTGCCGGAGAAGCGGTCATGACGGCCTGCCGCTTTCCCGCATGTGAAGCCGAGACGAGCGGGCGCGATGCCGTGTTCTGCACCGACCACCATTTCGCCTGCACGCGCGCCGAGGCGGGCTTCCTTCTTCGCATAAGCATTTCGGCACGGCGCGCAGAAACGCCGGCCGACCGCGAACACCTGCGCGAGCAGCTCAATGGCTACGTCGCCCAGACCGTTCGCAACATTCAGGAACGACAGGTCAAAGGGGCTTCAAGTGTTGCGTAATCCTCCTCACGCCGGCCAGGGCGATCTTTTCGCCAAGGCCGTTTTCGAAAGCCGCGAGCCGGCAGCGGTTTTCGATGCCGACCGGTTCCGGCTGCGCATCAAGAGCGCGATGTCAGCTGCGATCACGGGCCGGAACCTCGATCGTCACGCGATCGCCTCCGAAATGGCACGGACGCTGAACGCGCCCGGCCTCTCCAAGGCGATGGTCGACGCCTACACGTCGCCGGCCAAGGACCAGGACATCACCCTCGTTCGTTTCAAAGCGCTGGTGCGCGCGATCGACGCGCCCGAGCTCTGGGACATCGCCGTCTCGGACGACGGTCTGCTGGTGCTGCGTGGCGACGAGGCACGCCTCGCCGAGATCGCACGGCTGCAGCAGGAGCAGCGGGCGATCGGAGACCGGTTGCGCAAGCTGCGCTCGGTGCCGGTGAACATCACGCGAGAGGAGCGCTGATCGATGGCGCGACAAGCCAATCACAAGAAACGGACGCGCGACCTCTGCATGTCCTGCCGGCTGCCGGACTGCGACATCTTCAATAGAGGTTGCCTTCTGCATAAAGCCGCCAATGACCTGTCGCGGCTCAGGCGCCAGAAGAAGACCATCACGCCGCTCACGCGGAGTGCCGCGATGGAATGGCACCGGCTGTGGAAGATCGAGCGTCGCGCCGATCTGAGCGAGGCGCGCGCATGAAGGAGTGGCTGACACCACGCGAGATCGCTGCGCTGTCCCGAGGCGAAGTTCCGGGTACCGAGCGGAACGTGAACCAACTCGCCAAACGCGAAGGCTGGCGAAGCCGTTCCGGGATGGCGCGCAAGGTGGCGGGTCGCGGCGGCGGATGGGAGTATCACGTCTCGCTGCTGCCGGGCGCGATGCAGGCGCGGCTGATGACGATCCACGGCGCCCCGGCGAACCAGAACACCGACACTGTCAATGAGGCCAGGAACGCCCTCTGGGAGCGCTTCGACAGCCTTTCGGGCGAACACAAGGCGACGGCGCGGAGCCGGCTCGACATCGTCGAGCATCACGAGAAGCTGCTGCGTGGCGGCATGGGCAAGACGGCCGCCATCCGGCTGACGGCAAAACGGCACGGGATCGCCGTGGCGACGCTGCAGAACTGGCTGGCGAAAATCGGCAACACCGACCGGGCCGACCGGCTCGCCGCGCTGGCGCCCGACTACAAGGGCGCCAGCGACCGGGCGGAATGCGACCCGCGCGCCTATGCGGCGCTCAAATCCGACTATCTGCGGCCCGAACGCCCGAGCTTCTCGTCCTGCTACCGCCGCATGAAGGCAGGGGCGGCAAAGCAAGGCTGGTCGCCGATCCCTTCCGAGCGGGCGCTTCGCCGCCACCTGGAAATGGACGTGCCGAAAGCGACGATCGCGCTGGCGCGCAACGGCCGCGACAAGGCTAAAGCCCTCTATCCTGCGCAGCGGCGCACGCGTGGCCATTTCCACGCCATGCAGGCGGTCAATATCGACGGCCACAAGCTCGACCTGTTCGTGCGCTGGCCCGGCCGGACCAAGCCGGTGCGCGTCTACATGATCGCGCTGCAGGATCTCTATTCCGGCAAGTTCATCGCCTGGCGGCTGTCGGAAAGCGAGAACAAGGAAACGACCCGGCTGGTGATCGGCGACATGGTCGAGCGCTACGGCATCCCCGATATGCTCTATGCCGACAACGGCCGATCGTTCGCTTCGAAGTGGATCACCGGCGGCATGCCGAACCGGTACCGGTTCAAGGTGCGGGAAGAGGAGCCGCAGGGGCTGCTGACGACGCTGGGCGTCGAGGTTCACTGGACCACACCCTATTCCGGCCAGTCGAAACCGATCGAGCGCCCGTTCCGCGACTTCGCCGACGACATCTGCAAGCATCCAATCTGCTCGGGCTGCTATACCGGCAACACGCCGGACGCCAAGCCGGAGAATTACGGCAACAGCGCGATCGACCTCGAAACGCTGCGCGCCCATGTCGACGCCTGCATCGCGGAACACAACGCGCGGCCCGGCCGCCGGGCGGAACATCTCGCCAAGCGCAGTTTCGACCAGGCATTCACCGACAGCCTCGCGGATCCATCCACCATCGTGCGCTGGCCGACCGCCGCTCAGCGGTCGCTTTGGCTGCTCGCCGCCGAGCGCATCCGCGCCTCGAAGGGCAATGGCGAGATCAGGCTGTTCGGCAACCGCTACTGGAACGAGGCGCTGACGGCCTTTGCCGGACGCGAGGTGACGGTGCGCTTCGACCCGGACGATCTGATGAAGGACCTGCGGATATACGACAGCCGCGATCGGGTGATCTGCGAAGCGCAGCTCGTCGGCGATGTCGAGTTCGACGATGTCGAAGCAGCCCGGTCACATGCCGCCAAGCGCAACCGGTTCATCCGCGCCAACCGCGAACAGCAGCGGCTGCATACCGAGCTGAGCGCCGAGGATCTGGCGCGGATCTACGCGCATGACGACCCTTCGGCGGGCTCAGGACGGCCGAGGCAGCAGAAGCCGAAGGTGACGCGCCTCGCGGTTGCTTCGACGCGCTCAGGAGGCGGTGCGGCCGCCGCCGAGGCGCATTGGGATGAAGAAGCTGAAAGGAGTTTCTCGCGGAGCCTGCGCCTGGTCGCCGGCAGCCGCGAGGATGTGTGATCGCCGGAAGGCGGTGAGCGCTTTGTGTTCAGGGTAGGCGCAAAAAAAGACGGGCCAGAAGGCCCGCTGAAGAAACGAGCCGCCGAAGCGGCCGTCAAACCAAGAAGGAGACTACATGACACCCGAACAGAGCACAAGCTGGCCGCTGCCCGACATGTCGAAAGCCCTGAATAGCGGTCCGGGACGCTCGGAAGACGACCAGGCGACGTGGAAGACCCTCGTGGTCAAGGTTCACGCGATCGCCATGCGCAATGGCTGGTCGAAGGCCGAGACCGCACGCCAGATCGGCATTCCCGATGGATCGTTTCACGGCTGGTATAATGGCAACGACAAGGGTCGCCTCGACACCCGCAACGAGAAGATTTCCGCCTGGCTGGAAGTGTATGGCGAGCGCGCGGCTCTCGCCAAGACGATCCCCACGTCGCCGCCGTTCATCAATACGGCAGTCGCTGTCGAGATCATCGACATGCTGCGCGCCGCGCAGGTCATGCCCGCCCTGGTAATGGCGACGGCCGGCGCCGGCATGGGCAAGACCACTGCCGCGAAAAACGTCCGCGACTCGGATCCGCATCGCGTCCACCTGGTGACGATCAGTCCCCACACCAAGACCGTGCATGCGATGCTGCAGGAGATCGCCGAAGAGATCGGCGTGAAGCAGCACAATCCCGGCCGGCTTGTCCGCTCGATCGGCGAGAAGCTGCGCCGGACCGGCGGCGGCACGCTGCTGATCGTCGACGAGGCGCAGAACCTGGTCGACGACGCGGTCAACCAGCTGCGCCATTTCGTCGACGTCTATGAATGCGGTGTCGGCATCCTCGGCAATACGGAGACCTATTCGCGCTTTTCGGCCGGGATTGCCGGCGGCGTCAAATATGGCCAGTTGCGTCGCCGCTTTTTCAAGCGGATGCGCCGGGACACGCCGAGCAAGGAAGATCTCGCACGCTTCATCGAGGTTTGCGGGATCTCGGAGCAAGAACAGGTGCGATTCCTGACGGGCGTCGGCATGAAGCCGGGCGCCTTCGGCCAGATCGACATGACGGTGCGGCTCGCCAAGATGCTGGCGCTCGACAAGGGCCGCGAGATCCAGCTCTCCGACCTGAAGGCCGCCTGGGAAAACCGCGACGTGGAGGGGCTGACATGAGTGCCGACACCCCGACACCCATGCCGAGCGTCGTCGCGGAAATCGAGTGGATGACCGAGGCTCTCAAGGCGGGCTTCGTTGCCGGCCAGCCGGTCGACGGCGAGCTCCTGGACACCCTCGTCGAGCACCTGCGCAACGTCCGGCAGCTGGCCGAACTCATCGAGGACGAACTCGCCGTCTCCCGGACCATCCTGTCGGAATTGCGGACGCGGGCGCGCGCCTCGGCAGCGACCCTGCATCCCGGAAAGGATACGATGCAATGAGCACCGCACAGAAACGCGCTCACCCGAGCGAGCTGACGAACAAGATCAAGGCCTTCCGCGCCCGGTTCGAGAAATACCGCGCGACCGGCATCCAGGCGAGCCCGGACGGCGTCGCCATGCTGATCGGCGAGCTGGACGATATCCTCGCCCAGGCATGGGAATTCAAGGAGGAGCTCTCCGCGCTGCGCTGGAACCGCATGGGGCGATCGGCGACGGAGCAGGACCTGATCGAAATGACGCTGGCAAACCTGGCGGACCCGGCTTCCAACGTCGTGCCGCTGTCGCGGGACAGCCTTCCGATCACCGACGGCGGCCAGTCGCTATGATCCGCTCCGCCGATATCATCCAGATCGTGTCGCTGGCGACCGGCGTCGATGTTCTTGACATCGTCTCCGAGCGCCGGACGGCCGGCCCGACACGGGCGCGGTATATCGCGATCCATCTCTGCAAGTCTTTCCTGCCCGACACGCTGCAGGAAATCGGCAACGTGTTCGGCGGGCGGGATCACTCGTCGATCAAGTCCGCCCTGGCGCGGCTGGAGAAGGAGATGGAGACCGATGAGACGCTTGCCGCGCTGGTCAGGAGCCTTTCCCAGACGATCGAGTATCGCGTCACGCTGGAGGCGCTCGGCAAGGTCGACGTGCTTGGCGTGGCGCGGGCGATCGCGCTCAATCCGGGGCGCGGCTCGATCGCCGCGTCGACGACCGAACTGGCCGCGCTCGCGGTGTTCACGCTCGACCTCTGGGAGGTCGCCAGCTGCGCCGAGGCGATGGCGCAGTCGCTGCTTTCGGATCCCGACGAAGAGGATCCGCAGCTGCCGATCTTCGCCGCCGCCATCATCGACGAAATGAACCACATCGCCGGCCCGGCGCCGGCACTCCTCACCAGTGAAAGGACTGAACAATGACCGAAGCCGTCATCCTCGAAGAACGCGCAGCCGAGGGCATCACCGTCGTCAACGGCAAGCCCTACATGGCCGACGCCAAGGGCGCGCTCGTGCCCGTCGAAACCATCAAGCCGGCCGACAAGCTGGAAGACGAACAGGTGCGCAAGATCATGGGCTACGCCCGCGATCTCTCAGCGCAGATTGCCCGGTTCCGCGGCCACACGATGACCGACCTCGGCGAACTGGACGCGCTGCTCGACCAGGAATACGGCGCGAAGAAGGGGGGCAAGAAGGGCAACCGGACCTACCAGACCTTCGACGGGCTGATGAAGGTGCAGGTGCAGGTCTCCGATTTCGTCGATTTCGGGCCGCAGCTGCAGGTCGCCAAAACGCTGATCGACGAGTGCCTGAACGAATGGTCCGAGGACAGCCGGCCGGAGATCCGCGCCATCGTCACGCGGGCCTTCAACACCGACAAGGAGGGCCAGATCAACCGCTCCGAGATCTTCATGCTGATGCGGCTCGATATCGCGGACGAGCGCTGGAAGCGCGCGATCGACGCGATCCGCGACGCGATGCGGGTGACCGGATCGAAGGAGTATGTCCGCTTCTACGAGCGCAAGTCGGTCACGGATGGCTGGAAGGCCGTGACGATCGACCTGGCGAAGGCGGGTGCGTGATGAACGTCTTGGCCAGAATTCAGGACCAGGCTTCCCTGGCAATGGTCTTCGTCGAAGACGGGGGGCTTCACAGCGCGGCTCGCGTCCTGCGGGAACTCGCTGACGAGGTCGAGGAGCAGGCCGCTCTCGCCGACAAGTTTCTCAACCAGATGATCGCCGAGGGCAAGGCGGAACCTGATGCCGGAAAGGCAGGTGCGTGATGGGCGGCCCCATTCCCTGCCTCGGATATCCGAGCCGCACCGCAGCTGTCGTGGCGCTGCGGGCGGAGCGGCTTTCGACCTGTGAGATAGCCGAGCGCGTCGGTATCAGCGCAAAAAACGTTCTCGCGCTGGAAGCGTCCAAAGCAGGCTCTGCCGAGCAAAGTGGCAATCGCCAACTGAAGCGTGGCGCCGCCCTGTGCGTCGAGATCCCGGAAGATCTGAAGAGGCTGCTGCGACCGCATGCTGCGCGACGCGATACGACCGTCGACGCATTGGCGCAGTCGATCCTTGAGACGGTCGCGGAGAGCGACCTGGTCGACGCCGTCCTTGATGACGGCAAGGCAGGTGCGCAATGACCGCGCGCGAAAAGCTCGAACGCCGCGCCATGGCCGCGTTGCGAAAGATCCCGTCCGATCTCTGCGACGCGATCCTGGCCTATATCCGGTTCCTGGAAGAGAGGGCGGCGAAATGACCTCCATCGCCCTCCTCCATGTCGCCAAGCGCGACCTCGGCCTGGACGACGACACCTATCGCGCCGTCCTGGAACGCGTGACCGGCAAGCTCTCGGCGAAGGACCTGACCGAGGAGGAACGCCGCGCGGTGGCCGACGAGTTCCGTCGACAGGGTTTCAAGCCCTCCTCGAACACCCGCCGAAAGGCGCTCGAAGGGCGCTTTGCCAAGAAGCTGCAGGCGCTGTGGATCGCCGGCTGGAACCTCGGCATCGTGCGCAACCGCGACGACAAGGCGATGCTCGCCTTCGTCAAGCGCCAGACCGGCGTGGAACACACCCGCTTCCTGCACCATGCCGAGGACGCCGCCAAGGCGATCGAGGCGCTGAAGGCCTGGCTGGCGCGCGAGGGCGGCGTTGACTGGACGCAGTATAAGTTCGATCCGCTGTTCAAGCAGATGAACGGCTTCCGCATAGCACTGGCGCAGTTCGTCCGGATGCATCCGGAAATGCAGATGGGGGCGGTCTATACGGCATTCACGGGCGAGGCCCGTGCGATATCCGGCAAGGCCCCGCACTTCATGGCGACGGAAGCGGACTGGCAGCCGGTGATGAACGCGTTCGGGCAGCGAATTCGTGAGGCCGGCGTCAAATGACCTCCACCGAGCGCGTCACCGATCACGCCGTGCTGCGCTATCTGGAGCGGGTCCACGGCCTCGATGTCGAGGGGATCCGCAACGCCATGGCGGAAGCCTGCGCGCGCGGCATCACGCAGGGCGCGCCATCCATCCGCATCGACAATACGCGGTTCATCAATCGCGAGGGCCGCATCGTGACGGTCCTGTCGACCGACATGGTGCTTCATTTCGAGTTCCTGGCGAGGGCGCATCGCCCGTGACCGACGCGCCGCCCACGTCTCCGAAAACGGCAGGCAGCTATCCGGGCTGGCTTCCCGCGCTGCTTGCCGAGATCGCCCAGGTGGCCGGCCTCGATGCGGCACTGAAACTGGCGGAGGCGCGCGGCGGCACGGAGATCTACGTCCCGGCCGAGGCGCCGGACGGCCACTGGCTGGTGGAAACCGTCGGCCGGCCGGCGGCGGATGCGATCTGCGGCCATTTCATGGGCGGCGGGAGAGGCACGCGTCTTGAGCTGCCGCTCGGGCCTGCCGGCACGGCCGCGCAGATCCGCCGCCGGGTCGACCGGATGATTTCGGAAGGAAAGTCGGAGCGCGAGATTGCCCTTGCGACCGGCTATACGGGCCGTGGCGTGAGGCTGCGCAGGGCCAAGGCCAGAAGCGGATCCGAGCAGGACGACCTGTTCGCCCCTATACCGGAACGCCTTCCGGGGCGAAGCCAATCCCGCAAATAGACGAATGTGCCTCCGAACGCCGGTGACCACCGGACGTTAGTCGGGCCAGCCGAAAAAGACAAACCCTCTTGTCCTTTCGACGGCCGCCAGCTCGCCGGAGGCCGCGTCGATGAACATCGCAGACCGCTACGATCCGCGCCTGGTGCCGTTCACCGGCGGCCACGAGGGCAAGGTGCTCAGATGGTACCGCGACCCGACCGGCACGCCGACGATCGGCTTCGGCTTCACCTGGGGATCGAAGATATTCCGCGAGTGGTTCCTGACAACGCGCGGCCGCAAGATGCAGGCCGGCGACACGATCACCGAGGCCGAGGCGTTGATGCTGCTGAAGCTGGTGATCGAGACGGAATATCTGCCGGCCGTGCTGAAGCAGACGCTCACCGCCCGCACCATGGTTTCGAAACACGCCGTCGCCGCCTCCACCGACATGACCTACAATTGCGGCACCGGCGCGCTCAA